GGTAAAAACAGAGCTCTCTGGGGCTTTTGTATCCGAAGATTTGCAATCCGCTGAGCGGCAACGTGTTCTACGCACTGCATCGGCAAATGACTATATAGTTAGAAACGATTACAATTTAGCATAATCTGTTAGTATGGCACTCTTTACGGGGTGCCATTTTTGTTGTCGCATTACTCGGTTTTTACCGTTTCTGCTCGATTTTACGCCCATTTTTGTATCCCGATTGTATCTCGTGAGCCAATCGGGGCTATCACGTCAGCGAGGTAGTAGAGGATTTAGACACCCTTAGACGCCAATAGACGCGGTTAGACACTTTTAACAGAATATTAACAGAAATAACAGCGTAAAATGAGCAGCACAATCGAAATTACGAAGACCTGTGAATGGTGTGGCAGCACGTTCACAGCGAGAAAATGCACGACCCGCTATTGCTGTAAAAGATGCGCGGAACACGCCTACAAGGACGCGAAGCGCAAGGAGCATGTCGAGCGGGAACAAGCCAAGGCATCATCGCCACAAATGAGCGATGACAAACGCCTGTTCATCACTCCGGCACAATGCGCCAGACTCCTCGGTGTATGCCGGGCTTCAATCTACAATTATCTCGCCGCAAACTCTATCCCTTGTTTCCAGTTCAAGGGCAAAACACTTATCAGCAGGGAGAGCCTTAATGCTCTTTTCGATGGTTCGCACCTATACCAGTTGCGTCCGGCAAAAGAGAAACAGCCGATAACGGAGTTCTATACCACGAAAGAAGTGCTGGAGAAATTTGGCATCAGTAACTCATGGTTATTCAAGGCGGCGAAAGAAAACAACTTTCCGAAATTTATCCAGCGAGGCAAAACGCTCTGGAGCAAACCTCATATCGACCGATTCTTTGCCAAGTCAGCACCCAAAGAAGATATTTCCGATTGGTACACGGCAGCGGAGATACAGGAGCGTTATGGCATGACGCTCTCGGCAATCTATAGTCTCGTGTCAAAGGAGCGTATTCCCAAAAAGAAAGTCGGATGCGAGGCGAGATATTCAAAATGGCATTTCGACAAAGCCAAAGGTGTTGCCGTCAATGAGCCGGACACCTACACCATGCAGGAGGCAATGGCAAAATACAGCATGACCCGCGACCAACTTTACCATTATATCAAGACCTATTGCATAAGTAAGGTTAAGGTTGGCAGAATCATAAAAATATCCAAGCAAGAGCTTGATAATCTGTTTGCTCCACCCACGATATGATGCGGTGGATTTGTGGTGGACTATGGGTGGAAATGCCACAAAACCGGGTGTCTGAGTCCACTGTTTGAACACTTCCTACCTTCGCATCAAATCTTTTAATTCACAACGCACATGAATACATGCACCAAAGTTTTCCTTCGCAAGAAGGCTATATCGGGTGGACGCATCTCGCTCTATCTCGATTTCTATCCTGCCATCCGTAATCCCCATACCAACCGGATGAGCCGCCGTGAAACCCTCGGCATCTATATCTACGCCTCGCCAAAAAACGAGCGCGAAAAACAGTTCAACGCCTCTATGGAGGAAAAGGCAGAAGCTATCCGTTGTCGCCGCTTCGAGCAACTTCTCAACGAACAGTTTGACTTCCTCGACAAAGAGAAGCTGCGCATGGACTTCCTCGCCTACTTCAAGAACAAGTGTCGCCAGAAATATCAGAAGTGGGATTGCGTGTATCGCCATTTCTCAATCTATTGCGGTGGGCAATGCCGTTTCGGTGACTTGACAACCGACTTCTGCGACGGATTCCGAACCTATCTCCTTTCGGCTCAGCGTCAACGCAACAATGGCAAAGGCCCGATAACACAAAACTCCGCAGCCGGATATTGGTCAACTTTCCGGGCATTGCTCAAAATAGCCTACAAAGAAAAGTACCTCCGAGAGAATATCAACGACTTCCTTGATAAAATCGAGTGGCGCGAGGTCAAGAAAGAGTTTCTGACACTTGACGAAGTGAAACGGCTTATGGCGACACCATGCAAAATCCCTGTACTGAAATACGCTACCTTGTTCAGCTGCATGACGGGATTGAGAATCAGCGATATTCTCCAGCTTTCGTGGGATCATATCGAAATGGGGCAAGACGGAGGCTATGTAATCCGCAAATGCACAGAGAAAACGGATGAAGAAGCTAACTTGCCTATCAGTGATGAAACACTCGCCCTATGCGGTGAACGCTCCGAAGGTCTTGTGTTCAAAGGCTTAAAGCGTCACATGGTGAATCATCCCCTGAAAGAATGGTTGAAATCTGCCGGTATCACACGCAGAATCTCGTTCCATTCGATGCGCCACAGTTTTGCGACCATGCTAGCCGCAAATGGCGTTGACATTCTGACAATCAGCAAGATGCTGACGCATAAAAGCGTTAAAAATACGCAGATATACGCGGAGGTCGTTGATGAACGCAAAAGAGCCGCAGCCAATGTAATCTCCCTGAAATAATTTTCTTAGTTCAGATAAAACTGAGACATAGTGACTATGCCATCTTGCCGAAACGCAGGGTGGCATTTTCTTTTCGTTGAACATCATCGGGGAGGATTGTGTTATAAAAACTGATGAATTTTTTACAATAATTAAACAATGAAAAACGGACAACTCCCCGACCATTGGCAGATATGGCTTTGGATAAGCCTTGCTGCCTTGATTCTCGCCGCAGCTGCCCGCCAATACGCAATAGACATCAAAGGAATGAGCGGCTTTAATGCCAATCTGATATTCATCGGTGTTTTTGCCGTATTCGCTTTGCTGTACTTAGCATTTCATGAATTTCTTTCAAGAACACTTGGCACAGCCATCGTCAAGTGTTTTGAAGAATTCTTCAAGTGGCTTGGATTCAAAAAACGGCAACCGCTGGACAACAACGAATTAGGCAATGATAAAATGCCAGAACCGATTGTATTGTGTGAATCCACACCACAACAGAAAGAAGTAATCCCGATAGATAATGAGTCATCTGCCGGAATAGTCAAAATCGAAACTCCTACCCCAAAGAAGATAGTCATTGATTACGAGGGCAGACGTGAGCAAGCGAAGAAGCGTCAGGAGGACAGAGCCTATGAAAAAGAGGAACACGTTGTTCTATATATCGGTTACACCATGTCGCCATTCGTCGATAAGGATGTAGTTGAAAAAATCATAGATGCCGTAACTGAATTTATACATAGTAAGGATGTGCCGGATTTTTCCGAAGATATGGCGATACAGTTGCCCTATGAGCTTACGACATCCGACATGATGCACTTCGGCTGGAATATAGCAAAGCCGTTCAAGAAATTTAATCTTCACACGGCACATTTCCTAAAACAAGTGTTCCCCTATACCTTCAGAGAGGTAGAAGTATGCACCATAGAACGTAAACTGACATGCAATGGCACACAGGGCAAAATAAAAATCAACAAAAATGTTGACCGCTTTGAAGTACCCATTGAGGATGTAGAGGTGGAAACGCCCACCGTTGCAGCCACCACAAAAAACACCACCCCAAAGCCGAAAAAATCTACAAAAATTCCCAAACGTTCCAAATCTGCGAATGACGCAATGGCACAAGCAATGGCAGATATGGAACTTGAACCTTATAATCTTGGAGACAACGTATTAGAAGAACCTGACGAATACGGTTATGCCGGGTGGTGATATGGTGGGATGCCGGTGGATATAGCCTGAATCCCGGTGCCTGATTCCACCATTTGAACACTTCCTTACTTTGCTGGCGAATCCATACAAAAGTGGGTTCGCCAGTTTTATGTTACAAAATTCAATAACATTCGATGAGCTGCCGGGCGCAGTGTCATCGCTGACCGCTCTCGTCAGGGAGTTGGTAAAAGAAGTGGGCGAGCTTCGCAAGATGCTCACTCCGGAGAGAACTATCCCAAAGTCGGCAACACAGTTTATCGGGATTGCCGAAGCCTGTCAGATTCTCGGCAAGGCTCAATCTACAGTCTATGCCCTCGCACGGGAGGGGAAGATTCCGGCATATAAAGTGCCGGGGGAAAAGGAATGGCGATTTATAGCCGGAGAACTTGTGGATCATGTCAAGGGCTACAAGCGTGAATCTTCGATTATGTCATTCGATGAAATGGAGGCGGAAATCAGGCGTGGCACACGCGCCAAGTCACCAAATCGCCGATAGTAGCCTATGGGAAAGACTATCGACCCTATGCTCGTACTCGGAAAAGCCGTGGATATGGGCATCAGCATCAGAGGCGGCGATTTCCCATTGGGAGCGTTGCCGATGAAGATGCAGAGGATTGTACGAGAGGCAAACGACTGTTACGGCTACCCGGTGGATTATCTCGCCGGAGCCATGCTTGTGGCTGTCGGTCTTGGCATTGGCAACACCCATTTCGCCCGGCTCAAAGGGAAATGGGATGAGAGCGCGATTCTGTTCATGGGTCTGGTGGGCAGGCCCGGAGCGTGCAAGTCGCATCCTCTGAATTTCGCCATCCGACCGTTCACCGACTTGGACGGTAAGGCGACACGCACTTATGTCAAGGCTTGCGAGGAATACGAGCGTCAGTGCGAACTGCCGATAAAGGAGCGCACGGAGCCTCACCCTGTCGCCCCGGTGTGCAAGCGTTTCCTTATCTCGGACGCAACACCGGAAGCAATGCTGCTTATCCACTCGCAGAATCTTCGGGGCATACTGATGTGGAACGATGAACTTGCCGGGTGGTTCAAGAATTTCAATCGCTACAACAAAGGCTCTGATGAGGAATACTGGCTCAAACTGTTCAACGCCAATCCATCGTTTTCCGACCGCAAGGGCGTGAAAAACTCGGTATATATCAGCCGACCCTTTATCTCGGTGGTGGGAACTATCCAAAATGGCATACTCAACGAACTGGCACAAGGTAGCCGCACATCAAACGGATTCATTGACCGCTTGCTTTTTGTAATGCCCGCCAATCAGGACAAACAACCGTGGAGCGACAAGGAACCGTCATTCGACATCGAGGCGGCATGGGCTGACATTATCGGCAAATTGGTTGGGATGCCCTACAAAACCGACGCAAACGGGAATATTGTAGCCAATATCCTACCGTTTGTGCCGGAGGCAAAGGAGTGTCTATATGAGTGGCAGCGCATGAATACCGAGGAATGTAACCGGGAGGAATGTGACGCGCTTAAAGGTGTCTATAACAAGTTCGATTTCCATGCCATACGTTTTTGCCTTATACTGCAAATGGCACGGTGGGCTTGTGGTGAGGCCGACAAATCGGAAATAGATCTTGTGTCGGTTGAGAACGCCATATCACTTGTGGATTATTTCAAGACAACCGCCACAAGGGTACAGGGCATTATCCGGGATTTGTCACTGTCGGAACTGCAACGCGCCGTGATATCGGCTCTGCCTGACGAGTTCACTACCGAACAGGGAGTTGAGATTGCCGCCGACAACTCGATGCCGGAGCGCACCTTCAAGGATTTCATCAGGCGTTTCACCGGGATTCACTTTCAGAAAATCCGTCATGGTGTTTACGGTAAAATTTGACCGCAACCCTGCATTTTCTGCACTTTCTGCATTTTCAGCCTCCAAAAATGCAGAAAATGCGAATAATGCAAACCTAATCTTCGGGAATCTATGAACAGCACCCACCGATTCATACTCCAGCCCTATAAAGGTGTAGCGACGCGCCACACTTGCCCTGCCTGCCACAAGAAACGCTGTTTTAGTCGATATATCGACACCGAAAAACAAATCTCGTTTCCTGATGATGTCGGCAGATGCGACCATGAGCAGAGCTGCGGCTACCATCTTACGCCAAAGGATTATTTTGAGCGTAATCCGTTGGCGAAGCCTAAGCACTCCGATTCCGCCGCTCCGTCAGCATGGCGAGCCAAGCAGACCGAGCAGCGAAAGCCAACCTCCTTCATCGCGGCAGAGACTGTCGCACAGACTCTGCACGGATATGAGAAGAACAATCTCTACCGTTTCCTCCGCTCCAAGTTCGGAGCCGAGGAAACGGAGAAGCTTATGAAAGATTACCGTGTCGGCACATCAAAGCATTGGCCGGGGTCATGCGTATTCTGGCAAACCGACATCATCGGTAATGTCCGCACCGGGAAAGTCATGCTCTATGATGCTGAGAACGGCAAACGTGTCAAAGAGCCGTTCAACCATGTCACATGGGTTCACTCGCTGTTGAAGTTACCCGACTATAATCTGCGTCAGTGCTTTTTCGGTGAACACCTGTTGCCGATGAACAGAGGTAAGCCGATTGCCATAGTCGAGAGCGAGAAGACTGCAATCGTGGCATCATATTATCTGCCGGAATATGTGTGGCTGGCGACGGGCGGCAAACATGGATGCTTTAATACTGATGCACTCCATGTTCTCCGTAGCAGACAAGTAACGCTGTTCCCCTATGGGCCACAAAACGAAGCGTGCAAAGTGCGTGATGTCTATTTGAGGTGAAAGGCTTTTGATTTCAGAGAGTTAAGTGGAGTAGGGGAGTGATGGCGAAATAAAACGAAGCGTGCAAAAAGTTTACGTGGGCTTAATTTGGGTTTACATGGACGGCCGGTTTTGAGGTCGTTTGTTTACGCAGGGTTTACATAGGGTTGTCGTGGGGTTTACGTGGCTCTTGTTGGTGGCCATCGGCGCGATAGAAGGGTAGGGCGGTTGCGACTGTGCGCCGTTTTTTATTGCCTATAATCAAATTTATTATGTTCAAAATATACCATATAGATATTATTTGGTATATTTGCGCCTATAAAACAAGAGTATATGGCAAAGGTTATTCATGTGCATCTGACGCATCCCATCGAGGGGACGAGGCGTCGGGACTGGTATTTCAGCAGCATAAAGGCCGTTTTCAGCGTGTTTACGGCTGATCAGGTCGGTGCGACCTACAATTACCTGCGGCATGCAGGGCTGTCAGGCAACGGCTCGATCATCACTAAACGCGCTATAATCAGGCAGTCAACGCTTATATCTGGCGGTAGTGGCGCAGACTATACGGACGGCGGCTGAACGGCCTTATAGGGTAAATATAATGGCTTTTGAAGGGCATTGTCGGCATCGTGTCGATGATGCCCTGATTTTATGCTCTCAAATGGGCTTCAAGGGGGTAAAATCGGTTAGGGGTGACAGTAGGAGTGACAGTTTGGAGTGACAATTAGGAGTGACAGTCCCAAAAGTTAGGAGTGACAAATTCGCGGATTTTGACAGCAAATAACTGCGATGAGATAAACGCCCAAAATAGGGCATCAATTTTCAAAAACGGCGTTTGAGTGTGAAGCAAAATACCCCCTCTTTTTCAATTTCGCCCTGCTGAAACCGCCTAAAATCAGAGGCTTTGTTCGCCATCCTTGTCGGATAGGGGAGGGGTATGCCCTGAAAAGAGCGACTCGGGGTGCGCCGGAGGGGTCGGGATGGGTCAGTTGGCGAACATGCGAAATGGGATGCCATCGATATACACCACCGAGGACGCATCCCTTAACTGTTTTGCAAGACGGGCGGGGAGGACACCTCCTCTGCTTCGGTAATGGGAGTGAGATGCATCCGGGCATTTCTCTCCAACTCTTCAATACGAGCCTCAAGTCGCCCTATTTCTTTGTTTAGTCGTCCGATTTCTTGATCCTTGTCTCTTAGATAAGCCCAAACATCGGCTTGTGGGTGAGTCTCAATTGATTGACCAGGTTCTTCTATGGAGCTGCTTGTCGCATTAGAAAGTAACATCTCGCCTTTGCCTAACAGGAGCCACGTAGGATTGAGATCCGGATATATTTCGATAATCTTCGACACCCATTGGCTTGAAATATCAGTGCCTTTATTAATACTGCGTGAAATGACACCATTAGAACAGCCTATCTGCTGTTCTAATGCTCTAATGCTGATTCCTTTCTTATTGAGGAATGCCGCGAGGTTGTCGGAAAAATTCGCCATTGTCGTAAATTTTCTGCGGAAATATTTTTCAGTGTCGAAAATTATCTATATCTTTGCAGCGTGTTCCAGATGGAACGAGCGGCCAAAGATACGAAAATTGGCGCACATAGACAAAAATTAACAGTTAAGCAAACATAAACAAATGAGTGAGACAGACGAAATCAAGGAATGGCAGGCCTTCAGCGCCATGCATCAGATAGCCGGCGTGCTGATGTTGGATGAGATTCCCTTCAGTTACAGTGAGGAGAACGGCATCATGTTCACGGCCCCGGACTTTTACGTGGAGAACCTGAAGCAGCGCCTTGTATGCTGCTACGGATGTCGCCGTTACCCCGAAATCAAAGAAGTAAAATAACGACAAAATGAGTGAGACAATGACAAACGAGGAGAAAATAGAACAAAAAAGACGGCAGATGGTACGAGTCATCTCAATGGCAACCAGTCTGCATTATGCCATTGAAGACTTGAGAGGTCTGATGATAGCAGAGGATGAGAACGATGAATTCTCGCTTATCGATTCCGATGACGAGGCTCTTTATCTCGCTCTCTGTTCCAAGGCTGAAGAGATTGACAAAATGGCCGATATGATTTCGGTACGATATAAAGCAATCAAAAACGAAAAAATAAAAACCGATGAGTGAGACCAAAGAGATAATCAGAATCAACCGCGACAACCGCGAGGAGATTTTTTCCGCAGCCTACAAAGGGAGTTATTATACAATTTTAGGTTGTGGAGGTGGCCTTGACGAATGGACAACTGGATACACGCAGTTCCTTGAAAAGGCAGGGATTGGAACACCGAAGCAGTTCATAACATTCCGAGGGGCAGATATGAATATGAATTACGGTCTTATAGGCAACAATGCCTATCAGGATAATCTGACATGCCTGATGTTCCCCTTGGATGGTTTGAATGCCGGCAGATTGGCAATGTTCAGACTGCGAATGGGAGATAAGTGGTTTGACGATATCGTGGACAACAACCGGCGTCGACAGGAGACTATCAACGTATAGAGGGTTAGACCCAAGAGAGGGCAATCCTGCGGCAAGAGAGCTGCGAAACGCGAGATAATAATCGCAATCAAATTTTCCACAGCCGCCGGTAGTTGCAAGGCCGGCGGCACTTGGGCGGCCAGGATGGTGAGCGACCATGGCGCAAGTATCGGGGTTCGATTCCCCGACCGTCCACAAAAATTCAAACGATGAAACAACGAGCAGAAAAAATGACCGACAATGCCGTCAAGGTGCTGCTGCAGTCCCTTGAGCAGGATTTCAAGGATACTGGCATAGTCCTCGATCAGTTCGAGGCGACCCACAACGACTATGAGTGTAACCAGTCAAAACCGTACTCGGCACTGGTAGCCGGTCATTTCGCCCTTGAGGAAGCCATCGAAAAAATCAATAGCCGACTAAATATAAAGTGAGATTATGGACAGAAAGAATATGTTTCACGCTGCTGAAATTCAACGACAAAATGCGGATTCAGCGCGGCAAGGTCGCCAAGAATGTGCAGCCAAAGAAGTGCTGTATGTTCGTTCAGACCTGCTAAATCGATTTCGTAATAGTCCTCTGCTGGAAATGGTAGTAGTACCGGCTGCTGAATTCGAGCAGCTTTGCAAAACGCGAATAGGTCGTGCGTATGTCGCTTCTTATCAGTGGCAGACTTGTAGTCGACAATCATTATTCGGATAACGTCTCTCATGATAGTTCCATTTGGAAAATAAGCACAAAGATAACGAATAAAACCCAATAAGTGAGAAAATGAACAAGTACATCTCAGTCAACAAGGAGGGCATCAAGGCTCTGCAGCGCACCTTCAAGGTCAAAGGGAAGGCAATATGTGAACGCTGCGTCAAGAACGCCCTGGCATACCGCACGAATAACGAGCTTGCCAAGAGGATACGTTTCGCGGCCATACAGCACCACGGAGGTTGCACCTACTACAACCTCCCGGAGGGTGAATTCTTCTTCGACTCGGATAGCTGCGCTCGTGCGGTCTATTCCAATGGTGCCGAGGTCTATCTCGACAAGCAGACCGGCGAAGGTACAGTCTTTGGTCCCAGAGGCCAGGTGGTCGCAAAGTACGACCATGTCATGTTGACACAGATTCCGGAACTTTCGCGCATAGCCCGGACTCTTTAACCCTTCGTGACAATGGAATACTACGACGGACGGATATGCATAAGGCCAACCGAGCTTGAAGCGGCGGGCATAATGACGCAGGAATACTGCCGTCAGCTTGCCTCACGCAAGAAGGTTGAGATGGCCCGTTCCGGTAGAGGCAAAGGCAACTATGCCCTCGTCGTGGTCGACTCTTTGCCGACGCAGCATCTTGAGGAAGTTAAAGAGAAATTCGGTAGCGGTGATGAAATACTTGCCGCCGGGTGGTTCCGCGAGAACTACTAGCGCGACCAGGCAGCCGTGACATGGTTCAACGACCGGAATAAATGCCCCATCGAATTCAAGGACGAGAAAAAGCGCCGTCAGTGGGTAGAGGAGTGCGTGGTCAACGCCAGCGTCCTCAACTGCTGCATCAGGCTTCACAACCGGGCAAGCGACTTCCAGAGGGTACTGGGCAACACCTACCAGTGGGAGAAGATGGCCAAGGCCGTCGAGAGCCTGAGAGAGCAGTTCGGCCACACCCTGCCGACGTCGATGTTCCGCTTCCGCAAGAAGGTCGCAGAATACAGGCGCGAAGGTTACGCAAGTCTTATCAGCGGCAAGTTCGGCAACCAGACGGCCCGGCGCATGACCCACCGCGAGGAGCGTGTCATCCTCGGCATAGCCTGTCTTGAGAACCAGCCCTACAATACCACTGTCCGGGAAATGTATATCATGTTCCTCACCGGCGAACTGGACGTCTACGATATCGACACCGGTGAACTCTACGACCCGGAGACATTCGCCAAAAAGGGGGAGGAGCCGTGGATACCGAGCGACGCTACCATCGCCAACTACCTCAACAAGCCGAAAAACAAAATCCTTATCAAGAACCGCCACCTCAGCCGGACGACCTTTATGCACGAAGAGATGCCGCACATGCACCGCCACAACGGACAGTTCTCGCTGTCGCAGATTACCATGGACGACGTGGATCTGCCGCGCCGCATGAAGGGCAACGAGCGGGTGCATGCCTACTACGTCTACGACGTGGTGAGCCAGTGCCGTATCGGGGCCGCCTACGCCAGGAAGAAGGATGAGGCTCTGGTGGTGGAATGTTTCAGGGATATGTTCCGGTTGATCGAGCGCAACGGTTGGGGTATGCCGGCCGGCATAGAGGTGGAGCAACACCTCATGAGCCAGTACAAGGACGGCTTTTTGAGAGCCGGTGTCGCCTTCCCCTTCGTACATTTCTGCGCACCGCAGAATTCTCAGGAGAAATATGCCGAGCCTCTGAATGGTGCCTTCAAACGCTCGATAGCCCACAAGAACCATGCCGGCATAGGCAGGTTCTACGGCAAGGGCAAGAACCGCGTCGAGAGCAAGAAGATCAGCGACGAGAACAACGACACATGGGAGGATAAGAGATACTATACCTTCGAGGAGCTTGTGGCCGATGACCGTGCCGACAATATGGAGTGGAACAACACCCTGCACCCGAACCAGAAGAAGTACAAGGGCATGACGCGATGGGACGTGCTTGTGGCAAATGTCAACCCGACCCTGCAGCCCCTCGACAAACTGACCCTGAGCCGGTATATCGGCGAAAGGGTGCCGACGAGTGTCCGTCGCAACTCCACCGTTAGGGTGCGCCACGAGGATTGGTGGTTAAGCGCTCCCGAGGTGCTTGAGAAACTCGACCCCAACAATTACAAGGTAACCGCCTACTTCCTCCCCGACGAGAAGGGCGAACCGACCGATGTCTATATCTTTCAGGATGACCGATACATCGACAAGGTGGAGAGAGTGCATACCTACAACCGTGTCATGGCCGAGCAGACCGAGGAGGATGTAGTCAACTACATAGAGCAGCGCAAAAAGGTTGCCCGGACAGCCGCATACGTCGCCCGTAACGCCGCTCCGAGGGTCGGGACTATAAAACGCACGGCGACGCCCGAAGTCGCGGCAGAGGCCGTAGAAATCACGTCAGTGGCCGCAGGTGCGGACGAGTATGAACCGGACAGCCGTTTTGCCGGAATGGACTGGAGCCAGGCAGGATTCCAGGACTCTTGAAACGATATTAAAACGCCATTAGAATATGATTACAACCGAAATCAGACAGAAAATCACCGCCGCGATAACGGCCGCCAGGAAGAACTACCCGAGTGATGCCAAGCATGCAGCCTCGCTCGGTATCACCACCTCGGTCTACAGTGCCGTCAAGAACGGTCAGACCGACCGGGTGCTGAGCAATGCCAACTGGATAAGTATCGCTCGGAAGCTCGGCGTGAGCCTCCGTGACGAGATTGAATGGAAAGCCGCCATGACTCCGGTGTTCCAGTACGTCACAGCCCAGTTGGAATTCTGCCAGCAGTCGAGTGTCAGCGGCATCCTCTGCGATGAGCCTAACATCGGCAAAACATTCACTGCCCGGCTCTATGTTCAGAATCACCGCAATGCCGTCTACATCGACTGCTCCCAGGTCAAGACCAAACTTAAACTGATCCGTAAGATTGCGGCAGAATTCGGGGTCGACAGCAAGGGGCGCTATTCGGACGTGTACGACGACCTTGTGTTCTACCTCCGCTCCATCGACAATCCCCTTGTGATACTCGACGAGGCCGGCGACCTGCAGTACGAGGCTTTTTTGGAACTGAAGGCATTATGGAACGCGACCGAGCGCTGCTGCGCGTGGTATATGATGGGTGCTGACGGGCTCAAGGAGAAGATCAACCGCTCGATAGAGTGCAGGAAGGTCGGCTATACCGAGATGCTGAGCCGCTACGGCGACCGCTTCAGCAAGGTCACGCCTGACAATGGCGAAGACCGCCGTGCCTTCCTGTTCGAACAAGCCCGGATCGTGGCGAAGGTCAACGCCCCCGATGGCGCCGACATAGCGCAGATAGTGCGCAAGACCGGAGGCGGGCTGCGTCGCGTATATACCGAAATCGAAAAACTTAAAAGACAGTGACTATGCCGAAGAGAGCGTTCAGCCCCAGAGAGGTGCTTGCCAAGACCTACAGGACCCTGCCGTGGGACGGCGAGTGGGCCGAGGCCTTCGGGCTGCCCACCGTCAACGAGACATGGCTCATCCACGGGCAGTCAGGCTCCGGCAAGAGCAGCTTCGTGATGCAGCTCGCGCGGAAGCTCACCGAGTACGGCACCGTCCTGTTCATGAGCTACGAGGAAGGAGTGGGGCAGTCCTTCCAGAAACGCATCGCCAGGTTCAAGATGAACGAGGTGCAGGGGCGGTTCCGCATCGCCACCTCCGACACCATTGAGGAACTGACGGCGCGGCTCAGATGCAAGAAAAGCCCGAGGTTCGTCATCATCGACAGCTTCCAGGCCGCGGGGTGGGAGTACCCCGAGACCGAGTCCCTGATAAAGAGCTTCCCCCGGAAATGCTTCATCTTCATCAGCCAGGAGCACAAGGGGCAGCCGATGGGCAAGGCCGCCGTCAGACTTAAGTTCTTCGCGGGGGTGAAGGTCAGGGTCAGCGGCTATAAGGCCTACTGCCAGGGCCGCTTTATCCCGGCACCGGGTGTATATTACCCGGTATGGACGGAAGGAATATTGAAAACGACCAACAATCCCGGATAACTATGAGTAAGAAACGAACAATGATAATCATCGAGCCGGACAGCCGGATACACAAGGAGGCGTTTATGACCGCCCCGATGACATGTCCTTATTGCAACGGCAGGGGAGGATTTGGTATAGACACTTCCGAAGGACCGGATTTTCAGCCATGCCCGGACTGTGCCAGCACCGGCGAGGTGGCTGCAATGGTGACGATAGACTGGAAACCGAATATAAAATAAACGATTATGAGTGAGACAAAATTTACCTGCTGCATCTGCGGCAAAGAGGTCGCGGAATACGGCAACGATCCGTGGCCAATCAAAGAGGACGGTCGGTGCTGCAATTACTGCAACTGGACGGTAGTCCTCAAGGAGAGAAACCGATTAAGTGAACTAAACAGAAAAAAGAACAATGGCTAAAGACAAAGATAAAGTCCAACTTCAGGTTCTTGATGAGTTATGCGGCAAGACAAGAACTTCGCTCAATGCTGCACTTCATTACCTTGAAGTAGTGGCTGTAACCGAGACAACAAGGGATACAGCGATGGTAAAAACCAAAATTGATGAAGCTCTTATGTGGCTTGAAAGATACCATACTGGTGTCATGATCGATTTAGCTAATAAAACATGCGTATAATATGAAACAGGAAGTAACAAACTTCGCCCGGTTCTATGCGGCAATCAAGGCTCTTGATTTTTACACCGACCGCGATGATATGAAAAAGAATCTGGTACACCAGTACACCGGAGGGCGCACCGACAGCCTCCGCGAGATGACGCGGGAAGAGTACGACCGCTGCTGCGAGGATATCAAGCGCAAGGTCTGCGGGCAGGACGAGCTCCGCAGGGAGCGCAGCAAGACTCTCAAACTCATGCAGCAGATGGGAGTTGATACAACCGACTGGGGGCGCGTCAATCTGCTGTGCCGTGATGCCCGGATAATCGGCAAGGATTTCTACTATATCACCGCCGAGGAACACCGGGAACTGCGACGGAAGCTCAAGAGTATCGAGCGCAAAGGCGGCATACGCCGGCAGCCGGTGGAAATGCCGGAGCCGCCAAAGACTCAGCAATCCCGGCAGCAAGTAATAATAATTCCCATGAGCATGGGTCAAGCATAATAAAAACATGAAAAAGCGCCATTGGAAAATCAAACTCAAGGAACGCACCACCGGGCAGATCCTCACCCCCGAAGACATCGGCTACAAAGACCGCGAAAAGGTGATAGAGTTCTTCGGACTCGAGAACCAGGATGTCGAATGGTACGAGATAGAGGAAGTGCCCTGCAAAGAAAACGAATAACAACCCTTAAAAACAAGAGATATGACAGAAAAAGTGGAAATGACAGCCGAAGAGCGTCAGGAATTCGAGGCTTTCAAGGCCGAGAAAGAGAAGAAGCGCCGCGAGCAGGAGCGCAAGGAGCAGCGCAAACAGTACGCCGACATGGTCGACGAGGAAGTCGCCGCCACCATTCCGCAGCTCCGCGAGCTGAGCGAGCGGATCAAGCAGGTCAAGGAGGCCATATTCGGCAACTTCGAGACCATCCTGGGCATGAAGTCGGAAATCACCGGCGTGGCCCGCGACGGGCAGAACAGCCACACGTTCACCAACTCCGACAGCACGCTGCGCGTCATCCTCGGGGTGAACACCATCGACGGCTACCGTGACACCGTGGAGGACGGCATCGCCATGGTCAAGGGCTACATAGAGAGCCTCGCCAAGGACGATGCCACCAAAGCCCTCGTCAACGCCGTGCTGCGCCTTCTCAGCCGCGACGGGCAGGGCAACATCAAGGCCAGCCGCGTGCTTCAGCTCCGCAAGATGGCCGAGGACAGCGGCAGCGAGCAGTTCCTCGAGGGCGTGAAAATCATAGAGGAGGCATACCAGCCGACCGTCTCCAAGAAGTTCATCCGCGCCCAGTACAAGAACGACAAGGGCGCATGGTGCTACATACCCCTTGGCATGACCGATGTTGATTAAAACCTGATGAAAATGGAAAAAGAAATCAAGAGACCGCCCCGGATCGCGGTGTGCAAGGAATGTCACGGCACCGGGATACAGCAGACCGACGCGCCCCGGAGACACCTGGCTCCGTGTCCGCAGTGCGAAGGCAGCGGCCGGGTCACGGTGAGCAGCGTGACGACACTCGACATCAGACCTTACAGACAGATACAGGTTAAAACCATGTGACAGCAATGGCAGACAAGCGAGGCATGTCCTACAGGAAGCGCGTCGAGGACATAAACCGGATATATGACCGGTACGCCAGGAGCGGACTTAGCAACCGGGAGATATGGCGCAGGCACATATATCCGGCCTATTGGATCAGCGAGCGCACTTTCTACAACATCATGAACGCCACGGCAGGGCTTGAAACCCCGGTCGTGGCGTCCGACATGCCGAGCCTGTTTGACTTTGCAGACGAAAACCCCGAAAAAGAAGATACGGATGAATGACATTGACCGGCAGACACGCGCCATCTTCA